CATCGGTTATTGCCATCTTGCGTTTCTATACTATCAGGTTCATCCATAGGCTCTTGCATCATATAATCTTGCTCATCGTCAAAGCTAACTTCTTCCGATAATATGTTTCTGCGTTTTGCTTCGTTGATGTAGGTCTGCTTAGAAATAACCTCTGTTAGATACATCTTGTTCAAAGCATCCATTTCCAAGTGAGATAATGCGTTTGCAGCAAAGTCTTTGTTTATTACTATATCTATCTTTTCTGCGTTTATATCAGCCATTTCAGCCATCCAAGTAAAAGCAAGCTCTAAGGTATCCTTTAGATTATCAGCCCACATTCCTAATCGACTGTTTATCTTTGCCTCATCAATCATATCACCTGTTGCAGTAGATGATCCCGATCTCGATACAACTAACTGCAAACCCATTGCTTGCATCTGAAACTCCATATCCTTGAGTTCAGTTCGTCCTGCATCGATAGCTGCTCCGCTATGCTCAACAACTCCGATCTTAGCATTCTCGTTAGTTGAGAAAAAAGCGTATCCTGCACCTTCCGTAAACTCTTCTAAATCTTCCTTGCTGTAGCCATGAAAGTATTTCATTGGTGCTCTGGCATGGTGCATAATATTTGCCTGATCTGATTGAGATCGCCAGTGAGCTAGGTTTATCTCCGCTAATCGAGCGTGTGGAGGTTTGGCTTTCAAGTAACCATCACGACCTAAATCACAAGCAGCTATATATATTCTTGGCATACCTGTTTCATATTCATCGTATAGACTCCATTGATTATCTGCGTTTTGCCTAAATAAACGGAGATTAACCGTTCCAACTACTCGACCATCTTCTATTGGCAAAGTACAAACACGAATTTGCTCTATCTGTTTATGTTCGAACTCATCATCAGTATCAGCGTATATTGTTTCCATAATACGGATCTGAGTTAGCGTTGGCACGTTGTCGATTACGTCTGTTTTATAACCAAGAACATCTTCTATTGATAAGTTAACAAAATACGGTCTAAAGTTCCCTGCTTGAGCTTGCACTCTAGTTAATTCACCTCTTGCAGGAGAATCTACCATAATGAAAGAAATGCCTGACGCTTGAGCTTCATCGAATATATCTCTCGAAAACTGCGCGATGTCTCGGCCTTGCAAATCAACGTTAAAAGCCCAAATATCCAGATCTGTATTTGTTTCTGCAAGAACAACAGGCGTTTCAAATACCTTGCCTGATAGATCATCGATTGTTTTGCCGACTCCATCAAAGAGCCATGTTGAGGCTAATCTTGCCTCGTAATCATCCTCTGTCTCCTGTGGGAACTTAGGTAAGTAAGTCTCACCTTGTTCACGCATATATCGACCACCTTTCATAAGGTCTCGACAAGGCGCTGACATTTTCAGCATTGTTTCTATTTCTGGAGAACGGTTTGCAACTGAATTACTCATATTCTAATCACCATTTTACCTGATGCCTGTGCTTTAATTAAAGGCGCGATTGCGTATCTAACTGCATCGGGAGCATGATTGTTAGCATCAATTATATCTGGCATTATATCACCCGACAATTTATCCACCTTATGACTATATAACCTAAAGTCGTCAATAGCGCCCTTGCAGCTTGGTGCTATTATGACAGATTTAAACCCACGAATAAACCTAATTCCTTCTTGTATACTATTAGGCCACTTTTTTACACCTTCCATTCTAGGAAAACCATGCCTTTGTAGATAGCTGATTGTCTTAGGTTCTGCGCTATCGGCTCGGCAAGTATATCGATCAAACTCTGGTATTATCTTCGTTATAAAGTTGTGAGTATTATCTATTTCTATTCCTACTCCGTAAGCCTCCTTCTCGATATATAGGTTTTCATCGTGTACCCAACATTTAACGGCAACTAAAGGATCTGGTCTAAAGCCAAAGTCCACACCTAAATATGGCCCTTGCCATCCTTGCACTGGTTCGAAGTCCTCTATTCTCCATTTATCGTGAAAGACTTGAGCATCGTTAACAACCTCATAACCGCCCAACCAGATATGTGAATACCGTTCAAAGTCTCTTTGCTTTGCAACCTCGGCTAATTCGACCATCGCATTCGGCACAAAAGGGTTATCGTCATAGTTAACGTGAACTAATTGACTGTTTGGATTAGTGTTGAATACTTCTTCTACTGCATCACTTGGCTGTCGAGGATTCCAACTGAACCATAGTTCTGCTCCTTCTTTACGCATAGTCGGATCAAGTAGCTCGATTGATCGCTTCGATAGGCTTTGAGCCTCCTCGCACCATGCCAAATCGAAACCCTCTAGTGATTTAATGCTGTCAGCCGTATGATCCTGCATTCCCTGAAAGATTATTACGCCATGCCCTTTTAGGTTCTTTATCTCTGTTGTTTGTATCTCAAACATATGATCGACACCTAAAGCGTTTATTTTATCCTCTAGTAATTGTTTAGCTGAGAACTTGAGTGATCGTTGAACCTCACGAATACAAACAACTCTGCTATTTGGGTTCATCAACTGTCTCTCGATTACAGCTTCAGCAAAGAAGTGAGACTTGCCTGATGCTCGACCACCCTTTGCTCCTCTGTATCTAGGTTGACCATTCTCTCCATGAAGAAGAGGCAAAGCCCATCTAGGAGTTTGAATCTGTAGACTTGTCAATGATTACACGCTCTATCTTTGTAGGTGTCATAGATCCATCAGGACTGAAGTGTTCTAACGATTGTGTTTCTTTCCATCCGCATTGAGTTTTAAGATAGAATATCTGAGAAGCTGTATCTCCTTCAGTTGCTTTCTGTATTAATCTTCCTGCAATTAAGCTCTTAACTTTGGTTCTTCCCTTTTTATAGCGTTCCAAAATATCAGAATTTCTTTGCAGTAGTCTATAGAAAGTTGTTCTTCCGATGCCAAAGTGATCAGCAATATCGTCAGTAGTAAGAGTTGCTGATAGTTCCTCGACCTCTTCTATCTGTCGTTCAGTTAGTTCTATCTCTGGCCTTCCTGCTTTGCCTGTTGCCATTATTTTTCCTTACTCTTGTTATAACCAACCAATTTGAGGAGCAGTTGTAGATCCTGTTTCCCAAACAAACCAAGCTAAACACATCATTCCGCCATTATATGACTGACCATCTTTCAACAAAGAAAGCCTCTTAGAAAACACCCATACTCTTTTCGGTGGATGCTGTTTAAAGAACTTTGCTCTAGCACATCCTTCTAAAAATGTAATCTTTAATAGTAGCGCTGTTTTATATTTAGCAATCGATTGAGCGTGTTCAGCCATTGATAGAGCCATTTTAAAAGGTGGGTTTGTTATAATATTATCTCTTGTCTCTCTCTCAAATAGGAAGTCTCTTCTTGGCGTACCAAATCCACGATCTACTAAATCAGAACTTTCCACTTTATAACCACGCTCGATTAATCTTTTACTTATATGACCTTCTCCACAACAAGGCTCGAAAATATCTCCTTCGAAGCTCTCTACAGATAATAAAGCATCGGTTGCTTTGGAAGGAGTAGCGTAATAATCATCCTTTTGCCTGTCTCCACGCATATTAAACCCGATGGTTTTCATTGCGGTTTCAACGCTCATTATTTTGTCCTCTTGTCGGTTAATGCTTATTATAGTTAAAAAAAAGCCCCACGCAAGAACGCAGGGCAGTGTACTTTATAAAAGGACAGGCGGAAAAAAAGCAGTGTAAAAACCTGTCACTCTGGGAGGGAGTATATGTATTGTCCAATTAAAGTCTAACATAATCTAATTCTTTTTCCAATGGTTAAGATATTTTTTATATGGTTCTAGCTGTTCCTGCGTAACTAAACCACTTCTAACCATCTGTTCAGCAAAGGTTCCTATGATATAACTTTCTCCAACATCCTCGTTTCGTTTAATACGTTCTGCGTTTATTTTTAGCTCATTTGGCTCGTAGCCTTTGCTCTGAGTGTAATCAATAAACTCTGGACGTTTGGGAGCTATTTCTTTTGCTGCTTGGCTAATTTGTTTTGCCGTAGGCCATGATCTTGTTTCCAAGTTACCTAGCAAAGCCTCCTCGAAATCATCAAACCATTCATTGATTTGCCTAGAAGGAGCAAGTCCGTTTATTCGTTTACATAGAAACTCAGCCTCACTCTTGGCTGCTTCTGCGTTACCTGTCACTGCTCTAGGAGCGTTTAATCGTGCAAGCATTTTCATAGTTCGGTTTTTTAGTTCTATCTCACGCATCGTAGTTTAATCCCATATCTTTTAATACATTAAAGGTTTCGTTGTTATTTTCTTCTTTTAATTCATCTTCCCATCGTTCCTGATTTAACCAAGTTGCAGGATGAGGCACAAAGGTTTGATCTGTTCCAACTATAGTCTTAGCATAACAAGTTGCCGAGCTAATAATATAATGAACGTCAGCTTTCTTGATTGCTTTTGCCCATGCTTTTCTTGCTGCTCCTTTTCCTACCTTTCTAGGATACTCAGAATAAAACTCATCAAAATAGTTATTATTTAATAAGGATGGTTCTAAGGGTGGTTCTATGGATGGTTTACCTGAACCTCGTTCAGGGGTAGGGGTGAACGTCATGCAGGGGTGGGGCTGAATGTCATTCAGGGGTGAATCTCGTTCAGGGGTGGATCTGGTAGGCTGTAGAGCATGAATAATATTAAGGTTTATACTGTAATCGATTGTATATCCTGATCTGCATTGGCGCTGACCTGATTCGGATACTATGCCCATCGCTATCATATCTTTTATATGTATTCGAACAGCCCGATCTGTCATTTCGAGATCAGCCGCCATATTTGATTTGCTCACCCATATACCGCTTCCATCGTCACTGGCCTTGTCAGCCATATACATTAGGATCGCTTTCTTAGTGAGTGAGCCAACCTTTTTAGTTTGTATTAGGTTTGAAACTAGGTTACTCATTGTTTGACTACTCCGTTAGTTAAGAAAATATATCTCACAGTTGTTTTCTTCTTTTTGCTAAAGCCCTCAGTTTAATTACTGGGGGTTTTTTACTTCTGTAAATAATCAGATAACTTTTCTATCGTAGAAAACTTGGGATCAGTTGAGCCTCTCATTATCTGGTAAAGCACTGGTCTGCTAACATTTGCCGATTTTGATACAGCCGTCAAGTTTCGATCTTTTAGCTTCGCTCGTATATCATCGAGCTTTAGTATTGTTCTCACTTCCATTTTTACATCCTTTGTTTACTAAATTATTATTTAGGCTTTACAGCACAAATAAAAACTTGTAAACGGTTATTAGCAAAAAGGAGAAAAAAATGACAAAACACAGACCCCCACCAGTTGCTATAAAAGCTGCTATTTCTGATGCAATATTAAAGCACATGGGAGAGCAAATAGAAAACAAAGCACCATTGCACGAGATGTTCCCAATGTGTGCAAACAATATCATCGGTGATGCAATCGATAAGGTTTTTGACGAATATGAAAGCAGTAATCTTGCCCAATTAGAGGCGGCACAACAAAAAATTATAGACACATTGAAAGGGGTATCAAATGGTTAAAAAGCTACCAGAGAAGTTAGAAGAAATATAAAAGAGGTAAAACTTACCGTTGCTTCATCGACTTGGGATTGTCATGGAACGCCTGTCGTATTGCATAAAGCCTGCGAAAAGATAGCTGCTCATAACGGTATAGTTTTTGACGAGCCTAAGATTATCGAAAGCTCGGTAAAGGAAAAGTATGCAGTTTTAAGCGTCACAGGCCACATGAAAGACGCATCAGAGTGGTCTATTGGTGAAGCTGCTCCATACAACAATAAAAACGCTTACCCCTTTGCAATGGCAGAGAAACGAGCCAAAGACCGAGTAATATTAAAGTTAGTTGGTTTGCATGGTGATGTTTACAGCCAAGACGAAGCCGATGAGTTTAACTTAGCGCAATCGTTAAGGGATTTAGAACCAGATATGAGGAGAGCCATAGAGAAGTGGCGAAAGGGTTTTAAATTCTGCGATAGTCAAATATCGTTAGATGAAGCTATCGAACAATGGAGAAGATGGAGCGAAAAATACGTTACGAACAGTGATGTCGCTCAATATGTCGAAGAAGTTTACGAACAAAAGAAATTGGAGTTAGGATTATGAAAGTTATTACAATCGCAGGGAATCTCGGTAAAAGCGCTGAAGTTCAATCGAACCAGAAAGGGGAGTTTATTACCTTTTCTGTCGCGGTTACAGAAGGCTCAAGAGACAATCAAAAAACAAACTGGTTTAGTTGTATCTCGTATCAAACCAATATCGCACAATACTTACAGAAAGGAACGAAAGTCGTAGTGACTGGATCTCTAAGTATTGAGGAGAAAGGAAATAGAACATTTCACAATGTTCGAGCAAGTCATATTAAATTCTGGAATGATCGTAAAGTAACAACTCAGGATCAATCCGAGGATACATCAGAGAATAGTGAGAACTCTGATAATACTAATCAAGACTTTGATGACGAAATACCATTTTAAGGAGAGCAAAAATGAAAGCTAACGGAGAATTTACAACGGAAAACTTTGAGCTATTCGACAAAGAAAACCCTCATATCTGGGAAGGCTTTGTTACCTATTCGATGCAAGTCGCTGTGAGGCGTAAATACTTTTCAGCTAAAGCCGTATTTCATCGCATGAGATGGGATACAGCTATTGGAGAAGTTGCAGCCGAATACAAACTAAACGATGGATGGATTAGCCATTACGCTCGTAAGTTTATGGAAGAGTTCCCTCA